ACGGCACGAGGATCAGTGAAGCCAACGTCGTAACGCTCGGTTGCCTTATAGCGCATCGAGTCAGTTTCGAAGTCACCTTCCATGGTCTTCTCAAGCTTACGACGCATCAGAAGCTTCATGCCCTCAGGAGCGTCAGTCTGCACCCACCATGCAGTGGGAGAAGTCAGACGGGAGAGGACAGCAGCACCCTCATCGAGCAGTCCGATGGACTTGATGGGGTTGATGTCGTTGTTAGCGTTGCCAGCACGGAGAACAGACTTCAGCAGAACCTCTGCTTGGAAGACGTTGCCGGGAGCCACGACCAACTGACGGGGCACCAGACGGATCTTCTTGCCGTTGTTGTCCACTGCCTGACGGATCTGGATGAGCATCTGCTCAAGAGAGGTCTGGCTGAGGTTAGCAGCGGTGGTCAGCAGGTTGCTGAAAGTACCATTCACGATGGGGTGCGATGCGCTGTTCAGAGCAACACCGTCGCCGCCTGCATAAGAGGCGTTGAAAGCGCGGTTCAGAACGTTGGCGCACAGGGTCTCCTTGGTCTCAATCAGAGACTGAGCAAGGTGACGTGCATACACCTGACCGATACGGATGTGGTCGCCGTCTTCCACGAGCACTTTGGTCAACGCGAAGGCGAGGCCATACACGTTGTACACATAGCGCTTCAGGAAGAGCACACCACCCTGCTGGTACGAAACAGGAGTTCCGTCAGGCAGTTGAGGTGCTGCGCCAAAGCCGTAAAGGACTGGCTCTTCGTGATAGTTGCGGGGAATACCTTCTTGCTCGCGGAACACACGGCTCCACTCGTCGGTACGCTGGTCATAGACTCCGTCGAAGCACTCGTTGAGGATTGGCTCAACAATCGAACGAAAGTCGGTACTACGCATCGGGGCTGCCATTTTCTACGCCCTCCTTTTAGATAGCGGTGCCAGCAGCACCGGCGAATTGGAATTCGGCGATGACAGCACGGACGATTACATAGGAATCACCCCAAGCATTGTCGGGGTACGGGGCCAGATCCACGATACGCATCTGAGCAGAGTTACCAGCGCCAACCAAGGTGGTGGAGAGGGTAGCCTGAGACAGACCAGTCGTCGTTGAACCTGCGGTCACGTTGCTGAGGTCAGCTTCGTCACCAATCGAGGTTTGAGCCAAAGAACCGTCGGCTTGGATCTCATAAACGATGTTGGGATCGTTGTAGAAGTAAGCCACGCAAGAACCGGTCTGGTATGCCGTGTTGGCAGGCCAGTAGTTCGAGACACGACGGCGGCCAGTGGTATCAGTGAACTCGACACCAGCAAACGCACCGGCAAATGAATCACCAGCGGCTGCTGCTTCGATAACACCACCAGTCACAAACTTGACCGGCTGACCCTTGAGGATATTACTGGCATAGCCAGAAGCGATACCGCCAGCGAGCGCCTGAGCGCGATCCAAACCGGTAGGGTGGAACGCAGGACGCAGGCCGAACGGAGCAGAGGTTGCAGACATTTCTAACTCCTTTATAGAAGGTTACCCGTGGAATACGGGGGCTTGTACATTTCGGTCCAATTCGCCAAAGCCTTCGCCTTCAACCCCAGCAAGGGATCTACCCGAGCTGTCACGTGCACCCTGAAGATTCTCCACTTGGACACGGATCTTATCCGCCTCTTCCATGGGCTTCTCATGGTGCATCTGCAACATGATGTCCTGATAAATCTCCATAGGGATCTTGTACAGGCGCATCTCATTACAGGCAATGAATCCAATGTCTTCGCCAGCTTTTACGCGGTAATTTTCAAATCCGTGGAACTCCTCCGCTTTCACGGGTATGTACCCCAGACGCATCCGCTTATCAATACTGTCGTAAGAATTGGTGGTTGATAACCAGCAAAAGTGCCATCCCTTAACATCGGGGACCTTTGGCAGCGCACTCTGTGTCCACTCATCGCTCCACATCTTTCGACGTTCCTGCGCTGACATGAACTTTTCTTCAGGTGCAGCCCGGCTGGCGTCCTCGCTTGCGCGAGTTTCGCGACCACCGGCAGAGATTGATTTTTTAAGACGTGAGTCCATATTCGTTACCCTTTATAGTTTCGTGCTTCTTGTGCATATCGCTTGATCATCTTGGCGCGTTTATCTGGGTCATCCCACATACCCGCATCCTTCATCGCTCGGACCTGCTCAGGTGCTAATACGAAGGAATTTCTCCCTCCGCCACCGGATGCAACCTCACGACTAGATCCCGTCACAAAACTTTTGGGCCTCCTTTTTGGAGCTTCGTCATACGATTCATTGTATCTATGGGGCAAGCGTTTTGACAAGCGTTTATCCAGCTCATCCCAATAATCTTCGCTTGCAGGGTCATAACCCTCCTTCATCAGCTTTTGGTCGATGATTTTGGCAATTTGGCTGTCCTCATCATCCCCATTTGCCGGGTCATACCAAGGATTGCTTTCAATCCACTGGTTGGCCAAACGCTGAACCCGGGGGTTAATTGCGCTGTTATCTTGGGTATTTGCCTCAGCAACCCGTTGGCGCAGGCCATCAAGGGCCTCGAGCTTACGGCGGCTCTCGTACCACATCTCTTGAGCCTTCGTGAGCGTAGCGCCGTCAGAATTGTCTGTGGCCTCCCGCATCTTTGCCGCGGCATATTGCATCCGAAGCTTTTCGTCTTCGATTGCTTTATCAACCCGGGCAATATCAGAGCTATGGGATTTGCGCTCAATAACAGACAGGCGCTCCATTAACTCCTGATTCTGCTTTTGAAGCAGCGTCAAACGATGGTCCTTCTCTTCGTTCGTGCGCTTGATCAGCTCCTTCTTAGCACGACGACGAGCTCTACGGGCCTCTCGCACGGCATCAGTATCGTCTGGGTGATCTTGGTCATCATCTGCCGCCGCATCAGCCGATTGAGTCTCCTCGGGCTCTGCCTGCGGGTTATCAATGTTCTCCGGCAGCTCAACAACGGCCGAACCGTCCTTTTCTTCAACAACTTCGATTTTCTCTTCGCTCATAAATAAGCCCTCATCGCTAAGGGATCGCCAGTCACTTTGGCAATCACTTCGTGGTCATTCAGGATCATGAACAGTGCAGGCTCTTCAAAATCTTCCTCACCCGGCACTTTCACTTCCCAACGGTCGCCGCCCCACTTTGGGACACGGATAAAATCACCCGGCTCACACCAAGACCCCTCGGGCCAAGGCTGCATCGTGTCGCGATGCTTAAATGCCAGTGGTCCAATCATTAGGACCTTTGCGACCATGTTTTGCCACTTTTCGGTTTCTTTGGTTTCTTCAACCAAAATAATCCCGGCGCTGGTTGCTTTCTTCTTCGTGCGGCGCAATTGCACCAAAATACGTCCACCAAGAGGTTTAGCACCGGGGTCCACGCTCGGAAATGCCCAAGCCAATTCAGCTTCGTTAGAAGCTACCGGTTCACTCATTCTCATCTTCCTTCATCAGGTTGTTCAAAATGTCCAAGGCGTCTTGCAGTCCTTGGTATTGGCCAGTCAAACGGTTATATGCATCCCAGTTCGGCGCTTTTCCATGCGCGAGGGCCAGACTTATTTCAGTCTGTGATGCCTTAATACCCGCTATCAGGTCACCTAACGTCTTCACTTTTTCTTAGCTTGCGATAGAGCGCCTCCATTGGTTGCAGGGGCTTGGCCCTTGGGTTGCATGGACTGTCCATTCAGCGGCACGCCCATAGCGATGCGCTTGTGCTGAGGGACCATTTCAGACTTTTGGCTTTGATCAGACATTTACAATGCCTCCTTTGGCAAGTTCAACAACGGTTTTCTCTTGGTCGTACTGCAACCGAGCGGCGTCACGGGACAACCTTGCCGTTTCAATCCGCTCCTTCATTTCCTGATCGCCGGTCGCAATGGCCAGCTTCAGTTGAAGTTCTTCCATGGCCATCTGCATGTCGTTGGCCTGCTTCTTGAGATCCAGCTCAATCTCAGCCTTGTCCTTCTGGGCCTTGAGTTGCATCTCAGCCTGATCCCGCTGGGCACGTCTCTGGGTCTCAGCCATGGATGTCTCCATGAGAACCTGAGCATCAGGCGGTAGCTGGGGCTTGGGCTTGAACTGCTCCATGGTCTTGACCATCTCTTGGATGACCGGCATGACCCCCTTGAGGGTCTCCTCGGCGTCCATGGTGACGTGCTGAGCCACGGCAGCGTAAAGCTTGTCCACCGTCTTAGGATCGGTCAGGATGGCGTAATCAGGCACCTCGCCGGCACTCTTCTCAACGTACCCGTTCATGCGGTTCAGGTACCAGAGCACCAAGTGCTGCTTAATGTGCTCAATCGCCTTAGGTAAGTAATGAGGTGCGATCAGCGGGTTCTTGCCAAAAACAGGGTCCTTAGCAAAATCAAGGTGCGTCTGTATGTGGCCAAGGTGATCCTGCTCAGGATAAGCATACGCAGCCTGCCCAATCGACATGGCAACGTTCTCGTTCGCTGCATCTCTCTTCTCCGGAGCGGGGACATTTACCATCAATTCGTTAACACCCGGGACCTTCAACTGCTTTAAGAAGCGCTGAATCACCACCGAGCGGTTAAACATGTCGGGATTCTTGTCCATGATGGCCATAACCGCTTGGGTCTGGGCCATACGCTGGGTTTCCGAGAAGATATGCGGGTCAGAAACAGGGATTACGTCCGTATTCCGTGAGAAATCCTCTCGCTTGACCTCAAGATCAGCGACCATGTCGCCCAACATCATGTCATCGAGGTACCAACGGTTGATTCGACCCAAAACCTTGAGCAAACGGCCCTGAGACTCATGCAATCGGGCGTGAATCGATGAGAAAACCACCGCTCCCTGCTCAATCAGCGCCTGAGTCGTGCCAACAGGGGTATTTGCGTTGACGTCAGCGATCTTTTCTTCAGCCGTCGTCACAACACCCTTGGCTGCGGTCGTTAACCACCCCAGAAGCTGGTACAAAACTGGGCTGGGAGGGTTAAACGGCATGGGCATGGCCACTTTTCGGATGTCATCCACACCCGGAGCGGCTTCAATCTCAGCAACCTGCGTGACTTCCACGTTTTGAGACTGACCGGAGACCTTCGCCCCCTTCAGTTTGATCATGGTCGCAGCGTTATTGATGTGCGCTGAGTCCATCAGGGCCCGCAGAGCGCCCGTAAGAGCCGCAGACAGGCCGCCAATCAGGTGGGGAAGGCCAATAGCATAAGCACCACGCCAAGGGATGAACTTGAACTCAATGATCCAGTCCAGCTTGATCATGCGCTCGTCGCCCTCTTCCCAGTTACGGTAGAGTCCAACGACCTCAGACTCCTGATCGTCAATCATCAGGATGTAAGGCGCAGACTTTCCTTTGGAAAACTGGTCGTCTTCAAGCTCGAGCCACGTGTAGACGTGATAAACCTTGCGTAAGCCGTCGTCGTTCTCGTCGAACTTCTTACCCTCAATCTTGTTCGTGGCCTTTTGTGGCCCCGTTTGGGTGGGTTCAATCGACGTCTTGACGAAACTGATGTCCCGATACATCCCGCGGTCAATTCGCTGGTCGAATTCGTACTGCGTGATGATGTCGACCTCGGTAACACGCTGGGCGGTGTAGAAGTTTCCAGCAGCAAACGGCAAAAGGACGTTATCAATCGGCAGGAACTGAGCACACGGACGCTTTTTGCTCTCGTCATACCAGAGCTTCATGTACTGAGAGCCACCCAAAGGTAGCTGGGTCATCATCTGCTCTTGCTCGTCACGGAACTCTTCGATCTGTTCCGTCAACTGCCAGTTCATCAGGTCACGTTTGCGCTCAGCAATCGCGACTTTTTCGTCGTCAACCTTGCCAATAATCTTGGTGCGGGTAGGACCATCAGGCGGGAAAAGCTCTTTGACGGCTCGAGCAGCAAAGTCGATACAGGCCTCAGCCATGGCAGGGTGCACAACCTTCGATGCGCCTTGGAAGTTGGCTCCGCCGGGGGCGTCATTGCCCAGTCCGGTGCGCTTGATCCCCTCTTCGTACTGCTTGTCACGGTCTTCACGAGCCTGCTTGTCCTTCTCAGCGTACTCAATGAACCGCATGGCCAGCTTCTGGAGGTCAAACGGATCAATCCGAGGGTCGTCAGCAAGGTTTGCGTAGAAGTCGGGGTTCTCTTCTGGGCCCTCAGGCTCCATGGTCACCACCGCAGAGCCGTCAGGCAGCTCCTCAATCTCGGCGTTTCCGAGCTCAACGTCGACTTCAATGCCCTCTTCAGGGATCTCTTCACCCTCAAGGCCGCCTACAAAGCGCTGAAACTCAGGATCGATGGGGAATTGCTCAGCCATGCTTTGGTTTCCTTACCTTTGAAAGCGCAGATGCGGGCGCCTTAACTGGGCCGCCCTTCTTTTTCTTAATCACACGCATGTCAGGAATTGTGTCGCTCTTGTAATAAGGCATCATAACCCCTTGCCCAGTCTCAATCATATCGAGAATGTAGTTACGCACGTTTTTCGGTGTTGGCGTTACGCCTTGACCTTGAAGCGTATATGCAGCCTGTCGCTCAAGCAGATCCAATGCGTCGCCTCGAGGAGACTTCAATCCGGTCAATTCGCCACCGCCAAACCAACGGCCAGCCTGCGCCATGCCACCGGGAATGCCCAAAGACTCAGCAATCTTCAACATCTCGTTTTCAGCGGCGCCGTATTCTTTATTTTGAAAGCCGCCCTGCTCCGTAAAGTAGGGGTGATACGCGCTACCCCGTGTTTGACCTGCGGCTTCATGCACGTCCAACACAACAGACTTTCCAAAATCGCCTGCCTTTTGCGTTCCATACGTTGGAATTTTGTAATTTGTAGGTATGTTAGCAATTGACCTATCCCTCAAATTAACCCTGTTTTCCAACACATCCTGAACGCCCTCTCTATGAATGGGCATTAACGGCAAACCAACACCATACTTCTTTTTAAAAAGCTCTTTTTCAATGTCTACTGTTTGTTGATCAAGAGGCAACCCCCTTGCATGCATGTCCCGCAAGAATTGACCAACCGCCACCTCATTCAAAATTGAGTTTCTTGCGCTGGCCGGCGCCAATGCGTACACAAACTCCTGAAACTTTTCAATTGGGATGTTCCGATCAAGAGCGGCTTGTTGCAAAGGATACAAAGACGCATAAAACGTCTCGCCGCCTAGAGGCAATCCACGCTTAATCTGCTGCTCAATCAGGCTGCGATTGACTGGGTCTTCATACATCTCGGTTACATAGTCAATATTTGCCCTCGGAGCAACGTCCCTTGTAAATCTGGTTTGTTCAACGCCCGGAAACCCCTCGAGAGCATCTTTGATAGAGGACCGATCAAATGCTTGCAATTCTTTTTTGGGCGGCGTCCATGGTTTAGTCGGAGCGCTCAAAAAATCCAAAGTCTTTTGAATTCGTTCTTGAACCGCGGGGTCCGTGTTTCTAAGACGCTGACCCTTAGGGTCTGAGTATGAGGACCTCTGAAGAGCACCAAACTTTTTTTCCGCCTCTGGTTTGTCAACACGCTCCCACGTAAATTTCTTTCTCACGTCATTTTCTGCACGTTTTGCAAGCTCCAACTCTGAAAGCTTTGGATTTGCCTGAGCAATATCTGTTGCAGATTTTTCAAGCGCATTCTGTAGAGCAGTATCCGATGCTGACCCGCCCTTCTTTTTCAAGTAACTTTTGATGTTTTCAGAAGCGTTTTTGACCCACTCTTTCACGTCGCTTTTTACGCCGCCGCCTTTGCCAAACCTTTGGACAGGGACCGGCTCATACATGATTGCCATTCCCTGCTTTGGGCTTACCAACCCCTGATACCCATACTCCTTTGCAAGGCGCTCAATGTCGGTCTCCATTTGAGGCCGATCCACCACCCCCTTGTTAAACTTTGCAGAGTAAGGCATACGATTTACTTCCCTTGAAAGCGTTGAAAATCCAAGCGGGTCAGCGCTGATGTCGTACAAATCTTGCCCTTGGGCGCCATATCGAAACCCTCCCAACCCAGCCTCTGGTTGGATTTGACTTGGGTCTCCGGTGTAAAAGTATGAACGCTCCATCACGGGCGAAGTTGTTCCTCGCAACCGCTCCATCTCCGCACCCTTGATGCCCGTCCCAAAACGCTTTGGATCAGTCATGATAAGGCTTTCAACCGGGCTAAAGTGTGTGAGCCTTTCCGATACAGCAGTTCCGGATTGCGGGCGAATGAGGGGCTTCAAATACCCGGGAATCCCACCGGTGTAATCCAGATCCAAAAACTCGGGCGGAAGAATCAAGCTTTTTTGTGGCGCAAACTGAAAGTTGCTCCATGCTTCTTTCAGATCACCCTCAATCTCGCGCACCTGCTTATCGTTCCCACGCCTACGAGCGTCATACAAATCAGCGTTTAGCTCATTGATCAATGACTTGAGTTCAGCGTTGATCGGCGTGTAATTCACAAACGAATTTTGTCCGCGGGTCTCAGACGTCATGGCAATACGCGCAAGCGGAGAGAACATCTTGCTGTGCGCCGCCCACGCAATCTCCTCCCCCTTTGGCCCAAATTGATTCCCATGTATGGCATGACCAAAAAAGTCATGCACTGCTCGGAACATTTCGTTGGTATTCAATCCGGTCGATGGATCTACCTCATTCAAAAAATCGTGAGGATCACCACCCTGATAAACGTACATGTGGCGATTGCCGTATATGTCCCTCAGCAGCTCTTTGCTGTCAGCATAGTTGCCCTCACCCGCACGGTGAAAAGACATGTTGACCGGCAACGCGTTGAACTGATCTTTGGTCTCTTTTGCCAACTGAGCATAAGACTTTGCCATCAACGAGTCGTAATCAACCGCCCCCGACTGATCCACCAAGTCCGGATACTTTGAGGCGTATGCATCAAACACAGCTTTTTTGTAGCCTGAGTCATCTGATGCCGCAAGCTCAAATGTGCGCCCAATTCCGCCTTGCTTGGCCAAAGAGCTCTGGGGAATGTTCGGCAATTCATACGGCTGCTTCGTAGCCGTTAAAGAATATTGATTGGCCACCTGCCGGACAAAATTGTCCGGGGAGTTCATTACTGACCGAACTGTCTCGTCCGTAACTGGTTGCGAAACATCGCCTCGAGCTCCTCCTGCGACGGACGGGGACCCGACGTCTTCCTTCGTGCCGAAGCCTTTGCCCTGAGCCGCTTGATCATTGCTTGGACGGACTCGGTAGAAAGGTCCTTCTTGCTTGGTTTCATAAGCACCTCTTTGTTTAACACCACCTTCTACAATAGCAGGCTTCGTCTTGGTTAACGCTTTTTTTGTTGCGGCCACCCCGGGGATCATGCCCATCACGCCAAACAACCCCTCTATGCCGGCGCCAATGACATCACCTTGCTGAGCCGATGTGCCCGCTGCCTGAAGGTCTCTAATGGCCTCCGGCGTTTGCAATGCCGTACCCAAAAATGGCGTGACATCTGCAAGGCCCATCCCAATAGGGAGGTTTGATGACTCGCCGCCAAACACTGTTTGCGATAACGATCGAGCTCGAGGTCTGGCCAAGCCAATCGCTTCCAATCCACTTTGCAGACCAGACGAAAGCCGCTCTCGTGGTGTGGGGTCATATGGACGCATCTCCGTCTGCTTTAAGGGCTCAAACCCCTCTCCGCGTCGAAACGCCTCTATCTGCTCATCAATTGATCGCGGATCTTTCATTTGCGCTCCAATGATGCAAGGCCGCCACGCTTTTTGAGCTGGTAACGGCCCTTAATCTCTTCCGGTTGCAGTTCATACGCCTGCGTGATCAGTAGCTCACGATTATGCTCGTCCATCGGCACGGTGTGGCCATATTTCCTGCCGGCTTCCAACTGCTTGTAGATCATCTCAAGGTGAGGGGGAAGCCCAGTCTGTGCAGCCCGCTTTTTGGCATAGTACTCAGCCACCTTCTTGTCCATCGCTGCGAACTGCGGCTCAGTAGCGCTCACATCGTCTCCAGCGTAACCACGATACATTCCCCAGTAGATGGGCTGCTCTTTTGGTTCGGAAGCCTTGGAAGCGGCTTTAGCAGCCTTGGCGGCCTTGCGTATAGCGCCACCACCGGCCTTGGTAACGTCTGGGTCTTTAGTATCGTATGTCCCTCGGTTACCAATCGCAGACTTGATCTGAGTTTGGTAAAACGGTCTGTAGGTGTCGTACTGATTGGTGCCAGCCTTCTCGGCAAGCCGGGGAACCAAAACGTCCTTTACGATCATCCCGTCATGATCCGTGTACTTCTTGACGGTATCCACAAACAGTTTTGAATCTGCCGCTGCGAACGGATCTATTCTCAGGTTGCCAATGATTTCCTCCATGGCATTCGTGTCGCCTTCGCGCAGAGCGGACAGGTAATCGTAATAAATCTGATCTAAGTCTTCGTAACCAATGTCATACGAATAATCAAAGTTGGTCAGCTCTTGTTGCTTTCTCAAATCATTCAGTATGTTCAACACCTCTTCGTCCGATGCCTTCCCATAAATTCCAGAGTCACCTAACAGATACGAGAAATAAGTTGGCTCATTGCCATACTCGCGAAAATCAATCGGACTCTTCATTTGCAGATAAGCCGGCATCACAAACGAGTCACTGCCCATCTGACCTTGTGGCGTCAATGAGTAGATGTTCGCCACCTCCCGGTTGTCCGTAAAGCTTGGCGTTGCACGGGAACGAAGATCAGTACTCGTTGCTCCTGCATCCCGACGCTGTCCACGATAAACGGTAAGAGGCTTACCCTCGGGAGTCTTCACCACGCTGCTCTCAATAAACTTGGAGAGCATGTCTTCAGTAGGCTTGGCCTTTGATGCAGCCTTAGCGGCTTTGGCAGCCTTTTTGATTGCCCCGCCACCGGCCTTCTTCAGGAGCTTGCCCTGCACGTCTGAGCCAACAGGGGCCACCATGAGCTTCTCGTAAACCGGGTGGGGCCTACCCTGCAACTGGACCTCACCAACCTCGTCACCGACCGCAAACAACGATCCACGACTCTTTGGCCGCAGGGTGGGGTTGTCACCCTTCCCGGTATTGAACAGCATCGCAGGCGAGGCGTATTCAGTCGACAGCCCGTAAAAGTGCGGGCCCTTCTCAATCGTTGCGATGAACGGCAGGTCAGCAAGAATAGGGTCGCCACCAGAATGCTTAAACAATCCCTTGCGGACAAGGTTCGAGAGCGTCTGAGATCCAAGCGACTTCTCGAGCTCCTCGAGGTCAGTCATGCGGCCAGACATCATCGGCCTGCCCGTCTTCGGGTCGATGGCCACCAGAAGGTTCTCCATCACGGCTGAGTCTAGTATCTCGCCGGTAACCGGGTTGATGTACGCACCAGATCCAAACGCAGACCGCTCCTGATTCACGTTCGCAAGCGCTCGCTCAATCATGCCCTGCGGCCCGGGAAACTTCTCAGGGTTCATGAACCACCGATTGGGAGCGGGCACCACAGGCGTCCTACCGCCCTCACGAACCTGCTCTAGCGCTGCCTTCAGTTGACTGTACTCAGCCTCAAGATCCGTAGCCTTCGAAGCCTTCTTGGCGGCCTTCCCAGCCTTCTTGATTGCCCCACCAGAGGCATAGCCTTCTTCCTCTTGCGTCAGGCCTACAGCAGGCACGGCAGCGAACAGAGGCTGACCCTGCTCGAGCACGGACTTCCGCATCTGAGGCGTGATCGTCAGCTCATGCACGGGAACGTCTTTCCCGTTGGCGTCCTTGATCGTTCCGCGGGTAACCTTCGTGCCGAACTTCGACCCGAGCTTGTTCAGGTACTTGGGCACCATCTGGTCATAGAAGCCCTTCATGCCCTCGCCACCAACCTCGAGGTCAATGCCAGAGATCTTCTTGTAGCCCTCTTTGGCGGCTGTTGAGCCCTCCTCGAAGGACTCGCCTACCCCGTTGACGATCTTCTTGGCCATCTCTTTGCCAATCGTGTCCTCAAGCTGAGACTCGGTCAGGCGGTTCTTAGTAATGACCGAATTACCCTGATCATCCAGCGCTATGAGGCCATAGGTGCCGTCGTCGTTCTTGCGGTAGTCAATGGCATTAACGAAGTTGCTGAGCTTGTAGCGGTCGTTCTGGACGCTTCCAGTAGGGATAGCGATCTTGTCGAAGCCCTTCTCAGATGCCTCACGGACCGCACGACGCAGGGCAAGCTCATGCCATGTCGTTTTGAAAGGTGCGTCGGGGATTTGTTTTTTTAAACCACTAGCTAATCTAAATTGTTCTTCTTCAAGATTTTGTATACGGTTTATAACGTCCGTCAATTGATCGCCAATTTCAAATGGAACATCTTCACCTTGACTTAAATAAGGCAATTCAAGCTCTTCTAGTCTTCGTTGCTCTTCTAAAAGTTGTTCGCGCCTCGCGGTAATGCTGTCTAATTTTTGTTGCTCTGCGGCTTTAACTTCTGGTGTGTCATATCCCCTCTTGCGCCCCTCCTGATGCCAGTCTGATTGAACCTCGTCAACCAACATAATCTTCTTGCCGTCCTGCTCAAAGTCAGAGACGCGCATGTGGGCGAGGATGTTAGGCTGGTCGAAGTGAGACGATTCAAATTGATTGATCACTCCGCTTTCGCTCAGGAGCTTCTCGTATTTAGGAATGCGAGACGTTTCTTCAGGGGCGACCACATACGTGGTCAGCTCTTCCCGAGCCAGCTCCTCAGGAACCTTAAACTCCTCGGCATACTGCTTAACAATGTCATTAAACCTTGGACTCGTCTTCTCAAACGGAAGCGTTAGCAGCAGCTCACGGTAGTTCTGACCACCTCGAGTGGAATAAGACCGAAACTTTGTAGGCGTTGCGCCTCCAGTTAATATCTGATTGTCAAGCCGGCTACGCTCTGCGCTCAATGGCTCAAGAATTGCCCTGCCTTCTTGCGAAGACAAAACCCCCTCCTCTACCTTCTGCCTCGTATCCGCCACCAAATCTGTAATTTCTCGGTAGCGATTTTTGGCTTGGGCAAGAGCCGCGGCCTGCTCTGGAGACATCTCACCAAGCCTGACCTCCTCAAGCTTCACCTGATTGGCATTCAGGTAGTCCTTCACCTCCTGCTTGGTGACGTCCTTCTTGCCCTTGAGGAACTCATCCAGTCCCGTCCACTTGATCTCGTCAGCCTTCACGCCCTGCATGTTCGTGATCTGGTTCAGGAACTGTTGCCCAGTCCCCTTGTTCTGCAACGAGTCTGTTGCCCGGTCCAGAGCGGAGTAGAAACCCAGTGGGTTCTGAGTGGGTTGCGACTGGGTTAATTGAACCGACCCAACGGGGGCCGACACCCTCTGACGGAGCATGTCCTCCATAGACGATGCGGCACGGCCAGCAGTCTTCACGCCCTGCTTAGCGGCCATCGCGACCTGTCGGGTAGCGTCATCAAACAATCGAGTCGGAGACGTCAGCATGCCCGGTGTGATGTCGGGAATCTTAGCCGCCTCAAAGGCCTGAGCCACCGGATACAGAGCCTCAGCGGACTCACCAAGGGCGGCAGACTGTGCTGGGGTCTTAGGCGCGAAGTAGTCGGTCAGCGACCCTTCCGCGGTCCCACCACCAAGCTTGGCAAAGGGCTCAGCGAGCCCCTCGAGCACAGCGCCACCAAAGAAGCCGGCGGTGTTGCCAATGGCCTTGATCTGCTCCTCAATCGGGGCGTCCCTGAATGTCTTACGCTGAGCAGCCCGTCCAGCCTGATACTCCCGAGCCAGACGCTGTCGCTCCTCCTCCATCCGGGGGTCGCCCATCGGGAACGGAACTTCGTTGGCCTTCGGAGAGGGAAGCGGGGCGCTACCAAATAAGCGCAGCAGTCTGAGTTCTTCGGGGGTCATGACATCCACCGATTAAAGGGTTTGGCCATCATATTGCATATGGATTCACCCGTCTAGACTGGCCACTGTCCACATAATCGTCCTCGTCCCAGTCATCCCGCGGCGGTGGATCGACCTCGAGCCATCCCCCGTCCCTCAGGAACCTCAAGGCCTGAGTGGCCGCATCCACGAAGTCATCGTGCGACGTATCAGGGAAGGCACAGATCTGGGAGACGAACCCTTCTGCCCAGTCTCTTACATAACCCGGCCTCTGAGAGCTCTCAGGAATCCATACACGCCCTCGAGCGATGATGTGCGACACGATGTTTAATCTCTGCATCTTGTCGGCATTGCCGGGGTTGTACGCCCTCACAGGCAGGTGCGCCCGCTGAAGGTCCTGAATCAGGCTGATACCCGCAGACTTGTCCTCCACGAGGATCAGGTCGACCCTCTTGCGGTCCCTCCCCTCCCCGAAGACGGTCTCGTACTCCTCTTGGACCTTAGGCCTGAGGTCAGGGTACTGGAGCCTGTCCTGCCACGCATCGATCAGCATGACGCTCATCGGGCCATCTATTGGCTTGAACACGCCAAATGTTAGACAGGCGGTCGGGTCGTTGGCCGTCTTCTCTGTATAAGCGCAGTCGTAGGACTGAATGATGTACTCGAACTTGGGGAACTCCCGTCCGTTCGGCCAGAGCCTGAACCAGTCCCGCTTGACGATGCCAGACTCCTCGGGGTCGATGATCTCGGCGTAGATCTCCTGTCTTCCGAGTCTCGTCCCTTCGTAGCTCAGGATTTGCTTGCGGAAGTTGTCTGACAGGTTGTCAAGGTTTGAGTAGGTCGACGCCGTCGTCAGGGCGACATCTTCCCCATCTCTGGCCACCAGCTCGAGAATCAGGTCTTTAGGTCTAGGGGTCGTCGTGCAGATGGTCCGGGTCTTCTTACCGAGACGGACACCGAACTGGATCTGGTCCCACGCCTCCTGTAGGTAGTCCCATGCGGCCAGCTCATCAAGCCACGCCCCGTGGAACTGTGGCCCCCGGAAGCGCTCAGGCTCGCTCGCTGGGATGCCCTTGATCAGGCTCCCATTGGTCAGCTTGAGCTCGTGCAGCGCCTTGTTGTAGTCAGCGATCAGGATCTGGGGGATAACGCTCAGGAGGCCAGAGTCACCCTCAAAGCACGTCCCTCGCACGTCAGCAGACGTCGGGGCGGCCACCAGCCACCTCGTCCCGCTCTCCTTCCACGCCCACCAGCCCACCTGCTCCGCGGCTGTACGGGTCTTTCCAGCCCCTCGGCCTGCTAACAGTAACCAGATGCTCCACCAATCCCCGGGAGGCAGGATCTGGTGCTTATGGGCCTGCGAGAGCCATCTCATCCGCCAGCCATACGCAGCCTGTTGATCAGCCGGAAGCTTGGCAAACTCCTGTCGGGTCCGTGGGTCCCTCAGGACCGCCTCGACCTCACTCACTCTGCCGCTTAGCCTCGAGGTTCGTCAGGATGGCGTCAAACAGCGTCACGTCAGCCTGAATCTGGATCGGGGACTCCTTATTACCAGAGAGCTCCACCCGGTCGCCATACCGCTTGGGGTTCCACTTGGCCAGTAGCTTCAGACCAATGTCAGCCCGCACCCGCTGCCACTGAACATACCCGGAGTCGATCCGGTTACCGCCCTCAGACAGAATCCGCTCAGGCTCCTGATTGACGTCCAGCCAGATCTGCTCAGCGATTGCGTCCTGCCCGACTTCACGAGCTCGCGCGATGGCTACGGAAAGACCGACGCCCTCTGCACCCAAAATATCGTCCCTACACATCCAGTCATACACTGTCTGCCAAGACGGCATGTGCTCATCTCTACAGATTTGTCTGAGTGGTTCTCCGTTAGCGAGCCTTTCGCACATCTCCTTAGCGATCTCTGGCGAGTAGCGGCTTGGACGGCCGGTTTTTTTTGGCGGCGTCTCTTCTGTCGGGGCTTCGGGCTTCTTACGGGGCATCACGTTCTCTCAGTGATTGATCTGCGGCGATTCTATAACCTCGGCCTTAGGTTGTGAATATGGGCGGGTCACCCGGGGGAGAAGACACGCACGGTCATCCGGGCCCCGCCTGCGGGTGTTTTGTCCCACCGCCCGCTGGGGAATTCATACAAACAGCATCGCAAGTACAGCCATGATCCAAGCAAACCCTGCGAAAACCCGCATCGACATTGGTTCCCGCTCTTGCATTATACGCCGTTCGCGCATTTTTAGGTACTCATTCCTGTTCATCGAATGCTCCGTTTCTGTCGGCCTCGAGTGCTTCTTGGTCTACGCGCTCACTCACGTACAGCGCGTATGCACGTTCTGGTTTCCCTTCGAATGCCTCGCAGATCTCTTGGAAGCAGTCGTTGTCCATGAGGAAGGCGATTGCATCATCTCGAGCCGAAGCTGTGTGGCTCATGTACCAGCCGCCCTCCGACCTCTTGCCGCTCTTGCATAGGTCAAGCAGCTCACCATAGCGCTCGTTCATCCAGCGATCTGCACGCTCCTCACGCCGGCTGTTGGCGGGCGCAGTGAATGCAGGGTTGTCAAAGAAGCGCTCTACGATCTTGTCCATTTCTTGAAAAGCCATTTGGTTTCTCCTTGTGAGGGGGCCGGAGCCCCCGTTGAAATTATTCTTGGCAAAGAACTGCGTCGGAGCCCCACTTGTCGCCGGTGCGAAAGATGAAGGGGCGGACGTTCACTGCCGTCTTGCCGCTCAGGGTGACCCATGCCGGAGCAATCTCTTTGCGCTCACGCAGGCCAAGCTGCTTCTGAACACGGCTCTTCGATCCAATCGGGACAAACTTGCGGCCATACTGGTTAGCCTCCTCGTCAGACAGCAACCAAGTCGATCCAAACTGCGTCTCAATGATTTTCGCGGCCACACGGCGGTCGCCATCATAGAGGCCAAAGAAAACTGAGGTGTTGCCGTTCTCAACGATTCGTGCCTTTGCGTCATCGAGTCGTGCGCTGACGCTATGCGCCCACTGGCTCAAAAACCCATCAGTGTCACAACGCTCGAAAGACTCCTGCTCCGCCTGAATGTGCTTAGCTGCTGATTCGCGGTATTGCTGTGCTGTGTTCATTTTCATCTCCTTGTTACCGGTCGGAATGACCGTAGACATATGGTCTCAAACCCTCTTGGTTTGTGCAACTTTTTTTGTGTTTTTTTTGTTAGGACAAACCCTAGGGGCCGAAGCCCCACCGATTAGAACTCGGGATTCCAGCGGGTGATGTGGCCGTTAACCATTGACCAGATCTTGTTGTTCACCCATGCGCCACTTTGGCCACGGCGGTAAAACTTGCGGCCAGTGCTGGTCACGATGAGCTTCATCGACTTGCTGATGCTGACGATGGTGCCGCAGGGGTAGTAATCGCCATTGAAGGTGTAGGACACCTCCTCACCTACCGAAGGGGCCTCAATCACGTTGTAGCGGGGATAGCAGCCCTCGCCGGCGTCGGTGGCGATGTAAGTGTCGCCAGTGAGGTTGGAGGCCGAAGCGGCCACCTTCTGGGCCATCTCAAGGGTCTCGAAGTCATTGCGACAGGCCCAGCCGGCTTGCGTGGCTGACCACCATACATTTGGACCGGCTGCGGGTACCTTGTCAGAGATGGCGGTCACGTTGAAGTCGGGGGTGATGTTAAAGAATTTCATCTGTCTTCTCCTTGTTGTCCGGTCCGAAGTGACCGTATGGATATAGTACAGAACCTTCTTGGTTTGTGCAAACTATTTCGTTAGGACAAACCCTAGGTCGACTCAACCAGCTTCTTAGCGAACTCGACCGCTTGGTAGTAACCCTCCGCCTCGTGTCTCTGCTCGTGGTACACGACCCAGACAGTAAAGCCCCATCGGTCCTTGTCTGGTATCACCCGGGCAGACCCCTTGGGGCCCACCACGGTCGCCTCAACCCCTGCCTTGGTGTATCGCTCGTTTACGCTCATACCTCTTCCACTGTGATGCGGTAGCGCCTTCCGTTGCGGTCAGTAACCTCGATGGTTTTCTTCGTGCTCTGAAGGTAGCCCTCTGGGGCCAGATCCAACCGGGGGCAACCCACATGGGCCAGAAGCCTGTCAGTATCGTTGGCCTTCAGATTGCCGGCAATCGTTTCAGCGATGTAATCGCAGTAGGCAATCAGGCTATGTGCCCGGACCGTTTCCTCGACGATGCTTGCGATGCTCATGTCTGTCTCTCCCATCCGTACCACACCCCAGCAGGTGCCTGCTCGTTCAGCTTCTCAGACTCCTCCTGCGCCTCAAACTGCTCCTCAAACCACTCGACCGTTCGAGCCCGCTCGGAGCCGTCATCCAAGAATCTCACTACTACCCATCCCTTGTTCATGTCTTCTCCCGAAGGGGCCAAGGCCCCGTTGATTTACAGGTAAATTTTGTGCTGAGTAACGCAAGCCCTAGTGGTGCCCGACCTCACTTCAGCAAGGGTGTCAAAACCACGCACACCACACCCCTTCTCGTCCTCAAAATCCCAGCCTCGTTTGAGGGTCACGATGATGCCGCTACCGTCACCACGCTCGTCATCGATGTTGGCGATCCAGCGTCTTGTATCCAGCAGGGTTTCAATTGTTTTGCTCATGAATTGCTCCTCGATGGGGGCCGAAGCCCCCGGTTGATTAAAGGTATGCGTCCGACTTTTTTAAGCCAGCACCCTTGTTGAACATCGCTTGCGCTTCGTCTTGGTGGTGGCCGTATTTTTTGCAGAAGGCCACCAACTTCTTGCGCACAGCGACTGGGTGCCAGTACTCCCGTTCTGCATGAAGGTCCAGTTCGTGCAAGCAAAGCCAGCAGAGGTCCTCGATCGTTTTGTGGCTGAATGCATCGAAGCCGCAAACATCTGGCAAATCGTTGAGTGCTTTGTCGAATGTCATGATGGCCTCCGATTACTTGCTGGTGACCTTGACGCTGTACACAGCGGTGGTCTTGGTGTGCTCAGCGATCAGCTCAGCAGGGATGCTCAGGACCGCGGCGATGCCCTTCCAGTCAACCGTGGAGCGGTTCGTTTCAACGTAGGTGGCCTTGAACAGGGTGCCTTCGAAAGACTTGGTGCCGGAGAGGCTGGCGTCGTCCTTGATAGCGTCCTTGATTTCCTCAGCCCGCTTGGTCAGCTCAGCGATCTGAGCCTGAAGCATTCCGAGTTCGTCGATGGCGGTGAAGATGTCTGCTTTCATTTCGTTTCTCCTTGTTACCGGTCGGAAGTGACCGTATTGGTACTGTAGGTGTTTGTTTGAGTTTGTGCAAGTCCAGCACTAGGAGAAAAGCAAAATGCTAATGAAATCAGGCAGATAAAATCACGCCACCCTGATCATTTCCCGCTTCCACAGTTCCAAAATGGTTCTCTGGAAGGCCAGATCCCACATTTCCTTCTTCGTCTGCTTGTCGTACATCGTCCCTTGGTCGATCTGAGCATGGCACTTGAAGCAGAGACTAGCCACGTAGCAGTCATGAGCTTTTACCCCCATTCCCTTGCCATGGATCTGCTGATTTGAGTGTGCAGCGACAATCGTCCCATCCTCGATCCCGCACAATTGACAGGGAAGGCCCCTCAGAGCCTCTAGAAGCCGCTGATTTCGGTAAGTCATAGGGTAGCCCTCACCTCAGCCCTAGCGGACGCCTCCTGCGTCCTCCACACCTCTATCCGAGCCTGTGCGGCAATCAGCCCCCATCGGAGCTCCTCCTCCGTCTCAACCGCGGCCTTCAATCCGTTTAGCAGCTCGATGTACTCCTGATCGCTGTAAGCCTCCCGCTCTTGAGCGTTGACGGCGTTCTCCATGGACCTCTTCATCAAAATCGCCTTCAGGCTCTTGCGGTATTCCTCGAGATAAATCCGGTCTGCTTTGGCTTGGGCGTACCGCTTGCCCTGCTTGAACAGGTACTCAATCGCTGCGTCTGGTGTCTCACTCATCGTTTGTCTCCCGTATCAGTTTTCTCAGATCTTGCAGGTCACGTTGTAGGTACTCGTCTGCAATTCGTTTCGTTGTCCGGCTACCTCTGATCATCGTTTGCCTGCGCCGGTCGTTGTTCAACACCTTCTGCACTGCCCGCATGATTCGCAGGGTTTGAAGCTCCGTCATAGATCTCCACCTCAAGTCGACCGCCCATGTCATCGGCCCAGTAAATTCGCAAATCGACAATCAACCCGTCGTCAGACCACACCCCGGCATGGGTCAGGGCGTCCAATGTGGCCTTCAGCAGATTGTCGAGGTCCCTTTTACGACGATCAGGCCTGTAGGCCTTGATCACCACCCGGAGTTTCCCGGTAAAATTTTTAGCACCACCTTGGATCGAAACCTGATCCATCACCGCCTGCCGGTACTCCCGCCCAGCCTTTGAGATGACCGTGCGTCCGTTCCAGTTCCGCCAGTAGGTGTTCATCGTTGGCGGCCAAGGCAGGTTAAGAATCAATCCAGCCCTCGCCTCGGTTACCCCGCTTCCACTGCTCGATGACGTCTCGCTCAAGGATGGACCCCGGGTGCATGTCATTCCAACCACGGACCCATCCTCCCTTACCGTCGCTTTTACCGTTGAGCCACTTGTGAGCCCTATCGCGGTCACTAAGACGCATTCGGATAACATACCGGACAAGACACCGGTGTCGCTCTTGGTCATCGCCCTCTCCCTCGTTCCATTCCTTCTCCCTCACGCTCTGCGTTGAGTAAAAAATCAAAATTCAGCTCCAGCGTTGTACGTGTAGGGCACCGAGTCTGGAGCCTCCACAAACTGCTGGCTGTCCCGGTGGTAGAACAGGTGAAACCAATCCTCGGACTCGCCGTTCCGCTGCTTCTCGCACATCAGCATGGCATCTGGGGATAAAGGGTCCGTCGCTTTACCATTTTGGATGTCGTGCTCCTTCTTCTTGTTCCGCCACATGATCAGGACATTGTCGACCTGATCGGTGATGGCCCCAGTGCCCTTGATGTCGAACTTGTTCGGCAGACCTTCCTCGGAGCTCTGCTTGCGGATGTGGTGCACGAGGTGAATGTGGACATCGAGGTCTCGAGCCAGAGCTGTGATCTGGTCTACAAAAGCCTTCTGGCCGTTGTAGTCGTCTTCCCCGGCCACGCACTTCATGAGCGAGTCGATGAAAATGTGCTGCACCCCAAGAATCGTCCCGCAATACCGAGCCATGGCCAAGACCATCGCCGCGGACGTAGAGCCCTGCTGGTCAAAAAACCAGAGCTTGGTGGAGGCGAAGCTCTTGAAGTCGCTCAGGTAAGCGCCGACCTTCTCGGCACGTCCATGAACGATCTGGTCGAGGTTCACCCCTGAGAACTGCCTGAGCATCCGGTAGACCGAACGCTTGGGCTTCATCTCAAACGAGGCAATGCAGACCGTCTGCCCCTGCTGCACCAACCCGAGGGCAACCTGCCCCGTGATCAGGGACTTGCCCCCACCGTTGGAACCTGCCCACAGGGTCACCTCACCGGGGCGGAACTGAAACTTGCCTACGGACTTGGACCACGGCATAACGACCGGTGGAGCAACAGCGACAGGGTTAAGGAGCTCGTCACGGATCTGCTCGATGTACTGAGAGGCAGACCGAACCTGCTCACCAGCGTCCTGAGGGTCAACCCAGTCCTCCATCTGGAAATCTTGGTCGGAGAAAATCATATGCCCCTCCTCACCATCCAAGGCTCAACCTCGACAGGCTTTGCCCGACCGAACTTCACGGCATGGCCAACCCAAGTTCTCCACGCAGCTTGCCAGTCCCTGAAGGTCGAGCCCTTCGCAAGGTGATGGTCTTTAAAGGACCTGAGCTCATGTGCCACATCGATGCGTTGCTCCTCAGCGAACTTGATCCCATTTTCGTTGGGTTCAAAGTCTGGAGGAAGCTGGGTTAATTTGTTTTGCCTATCCCCAGTTTTTTTAATAGGTGAAGGTGAAGGTGAAGGGCATTGCTCAAGCATTCCCTGTGCATTGCTTGCTGCATTGCTTGTAGCATTGCTTACAGCATCAGTCTTATCCCACCTTTTTTGGGCTGCAACCTTTGCCCTAGCCGTTTGCCGCTCTTTCTTGTCTTTTGCGGCATCCAGCTCACGCTCAACCCTTGCATGTTTCCAAAGCCCATTTTCAATCTCAAAGTAATGCTTGATCGATGCTCGAGCAATGCTCCAAGCATCAGGCGTCATCCGAGTGATTTGAGCGAGGACAAGATCATCATCTGGTGGAGGACCGTTGCGCCAGTAATCCATCAAAATCAACAGATAAGCGCCGTGCTGCTCTGTGGTCAAGCGAGATGTGGCGGCCAAATAATCGGCAACATACAGCGGCATCCAGATGTCAACCTTCATTGGAAGACCTCTTATCTTTCGCCTCTTGCAACAGCTCCTTGATGGCCTCTCGACTCTTCTTGACGTTCTCCCGCGCCCGTTGATTTGAGCACTGGACACAACTAGCGTTGATCGTCCACTTCGAGGTGCAACCACAGTTTTTACACGCACTACCGATATACTTGTTCTCGCCATTTTTTGCGGCCAAAAGTCTTGGTGTCATGAACCCTCCTTGTTAAAGTGAAACAACAATAACCCATAACAAGTAATCACGCAACATCAACACATAACACTTAGGTGTTTTGATGCGTCAAGGAGTGCTATGAGCATGCTACAAGCAAGCGCTAAGCATTGCTTAGCGTATGCCCAAAGCATTACTCAGAGGACTTTGGTCGCCCTCCCATCTTGCCGCTACGTTGGTTCATCTTCCTTCTATGTAGGCGTGCATCGATGTCCTTTTGAATACGCTCGTGCTCCCAGCCGCGGTCCGTGAGCGTGAAGAACTCCTCGAGCACGCCCTGAACAACCTCTTCGTCCATGTCGATATGCTTGGCAAGGGCCCTTACATCCGCGGTAAGTGGCTTTTCGGTTACGTAGTAGTGGTCCATCAAAAAGCGATAACAAAGGTCATCCGCTTTGCCAAGATGGAACGTCTCTACTCTGTGCTGCAAGGGATCAAATTTGTACCAGTTCATGAGAGTCGCAGAGCCTCAATGGCGCCCTTTTCCTTATTGGTTACGGTCGTGAACGACCCCTTGCCAAACTTGTTTGTCAGGATGGCCGTGACCCTTGAATGCAACCTGCCTTTATCAAAATCGCCAAGAGGAATGAGGCGAACCTCTCCAATCTGGATGTCCTTCAGGTGGTAGTTCACGTGCGTTCCTAAACGCTCAGCGTGTTCGTACGACCCGGTTCTTCCCTTTTTGGTCTCAAACGAACCAAACGAATGAGTTTGGCCGTCAGGGTCCTTCACGATGTAAGAACAGCCCGATCCAGACAACATCATCAACGCACGACGCAGTGTTTCCTGTTGTACCTTTTCCATGTTCACTCTCCAAAAATGTCCGGGCGCATGTCAGAACGAGTGACCTGCCCGTCGGTCAACCGCTCTATCTCAATGGCCAGCTCAACGCTCGCCTTACCTCTTCCTGCCGTTAGTTGACACATCCACGTCGGGGTGATGCCCAACGACCGTGCCAACTGAGCCCTAGTCCCTCTGGGCTGCTTATCCAACCAGTCTGATAGCTTCATAAAACCTCCTCGTAAAAGTGGATGTTACACAAAAATATTTAACTTGCAAGTCCCCCTTGTAATTTTAAATTACAGGATGTACTATCTCTTCACCACATCGTGTGGGTACAAAGGAGGCGTTATTTATGTATGACCAAGCAGAGTGGCATCAACTGATGCTCGAGCGCCAGCAGCAGACCGAGGAGGCTCTGTTGCGGGCAAAACAAGGAACCGCCACAGAGGACGATTGGCGTTTAATTCAACACGAACTAGGACTAGGAAATGATCATCTCAGAACAAAACAGCAGTAGCTTCACCCCCGTACCAGCAGGCATGTGGCTCGCTCGGTGTTACCGCATCGTTGACCTTGGAACCCAGAAAACGGAGTTTCAGGGCTCGATCAAGATGGCCAAAAAATTGATGGTTCAATGGGAGATCCACAGTGAAGACGAAAACGGGAACCCGCTTCAGACCGCTAAGGGGGAGCCACTATCGATTTCAAAAACCTACACCGTCTCCCTCTCCGAGAAGGCAACTCTACGCAAGGATCTCGTCAGCTGGAGGGGTCGGGAGTTTACGGCTGATGAGCTTAGGGGGTTCGACCTCAAAAATATCCTTGGCGCGTGGGCTATGGTCTCGGTGGTTACCGCTCAGGGCAACAATGGCAGGGAGTACACGAACGTCACGAACGTGAACCCTGTGCCTGCTGCCATGAAGAAGGCCGGCTTACCCGAGGGAAAGAACAAGCTTCAGATCTTCGACCTTCAGGAACCCAACATGGAGCTCTATGAGACGTTCTCACAGGGCATCAAGGCCAAGATCGAGCTATCACCCGAGTGGAACGCAATCAAGGGCAACAAGACCCCATCCAAGGCCTCAGCCAAGGCTGATCCGTTTGACGACCTTGATAGCGACATTCCCTTCTAACCTTACAGCCGGGTTCGCCCCGGCTTTTTTTTGGAGAGCTGAATGACTGACATCTCAAAACTAAAACTAGCCCTTGAGTGCTTGGACGCAAACCAGCCAGAGATGGCCAGAGCTGTGATCAGTGAGCTGATCGACTCACAGACAACCGTTGACTGGGAGGAACTTAACCGACTCGGTCAGGAGCGTCAGGAGCGCATCAACAAGCTGATCCCAAAATTATTCGCTGCATAGGAGATTTTCTTGATATTCACGGCTGAGCAGTACGCAAAAAAACACAAGATCACGCTGTCAATCGCCCGGAAGAGATTGAAGGACATGTATGAGGCTGGATCAGTAATGAGGAAAAGAACGGGAAAGATTGGCGGGACATATATGTATGAGTTCGTTAACACGTTGAAGGCTCATGACCCGTTCAATTTAAGGAAAAAAAATTGGGCAAAACAATCGTCGGTTTAATTATTGGATTTTTATGTGGAGTGGGTTGGTTACATCTCATGTACAAGGCACAGGAGAGGGAGTTCCAAGCGAAGGACTTGCTTCAGTCCTACGAGAAGGGATTTCGTGATGCGCTCAATGCCGAGCGTCCATCGGAGCGGCTTGAGTATGTCTGTGCCGCGCTTTGGTTCAAGGGAGGTGAGAAATGACTGACGAAGAAATCTTTGACCTAGCAGACCAGTACGGGTGGATGGACGACTTTGGACGCTGGAACCTCCCAGAAGACGGGCTAATCAGCTTTGCACTGGCGGTTCTGAGAGTAAATGCAGATCAGCAAGAGCCTGCCTGCTGGATCAATGGGAAAGAACTGGCTGGTATGAGAGCATCGGCAACACACTGGGGTGCAAGCGAATGGAAAACCAACCTTGGTCTGAAGCCCATGCCCGATGATGTGCCTCTCTACACTGCACCTGTAATGTCAGAAAAAAATGTACGAGTTTCTGACAAAAATCGACTTATCCGAATCATGGGTACATTTGACCTA